TCCTGGTCTTAATAGACTCATTAGTCAAGGAGAAGGAGGGCAAGTTGCGTGCTCAGGTATGGAGGACATGACTGCATGTGGAAGAAGAGTGCATGTTATAGAAGAACACGAAGCCTTTACACCTAGTGCAAATGGTAGTATAATAGTAGCAATGAAAGATATCTACTATCATAAGACCAAGGTGTACGCACATTATCCATTTCCTGTATCAGAACCAAATACAGTGCAAATAACAGTGGATGAACCAACGCTAATCCTTGAGTTCCTCGTCAATGAGGAGCCAGATGTTGCACAATTCACGCAATCATGGTTAAATCAGATAGAAGAAGGACTAATAGAAATTATTGACAGGTAGATTATGCATTGTGAGTTAACGATCAGGGACACTTTCGAGAACCTGACTGTTTTATATTACAAAGGATGCGGAGCAGGCTTTAAGTTCTTCGGGGATGACCCAGAGGAATACAGGCATTACATCAAGCAAGAGCATCTTGACCTTGTTAAGGACATGTTCGAGAGGGAGTATAAGGACTACCCTGTTGAGTTCATGCTTAGATTCTATATGCATAGCAGGTGCTTAGTGTTTCCTGAAGGTGTATGGATGAGTGAGACAGCAAAGTATCCGCAGTATCTCAGGTATAGACCAGGATCTAACCTGAGTTTTCGTGTGTCTGGAGTGACTAGGTTCACTGCATTGACTAATGATGCGAGTGCTATATGTATTGGTGCTGATCCAGATGCAGATGAAATACCATTACTACGTAGGTTAGTGCATAAATGTGAAGGTAGTTCAATGTTTATGCCACTATCTGAACAGTCTATCCTCGTACCTACGGAGAATTGTACATGGGGTAAGAAGGATATTGAAGCAGGTCAACCAAGACGTGCGTTCATTGACTTCGATGAACTGGTATTTGAGAAACCAGGATACCTAATTGAGTTTGTAAACGAGGAGATGACATTAGAAGAAGAGCTGTTAAACTATGCACATCAATGGTTATCAAAGGATATTGAGGTGTTTGAGCGATGATGTTCATAGAAGATGGAATGTATCCGCAATGGCAGAAGCATTTAGATCATCCACCACTAGAGTATAAGCATCTTGAACGTGATAAGTTTGAGGAGTTGCTTGATTTAATGATAGAAGCATACCCAGAGCATGAACTAACGCACTGGTTGAAGCGTGGTTTTGCTATGAATGAGGGAGATAGTACCATAACATTCAGCAGTTTGCAAGGACACCGTGTATTACAATGGCATATCAATCACTTTGATGAAGAGGATGCGGAGAGTTATGAACTGATGTTCGGTGAAGATGAGGAGGTAGAGTTTGATTGGTAGTGTGCCAGATGACAAAGTGCACACATAGCTTGCATATACCCTGAATCTTGTGTATAATTATAATATACACAACAGGAGAACAGATGACAACCGCAACCGCACCTGCAACACTCGAAGAAAGAGTAGAAGGATGGGTTCAGGATCTATGTGATGCACTAGAACTAAACTACAAGCACGATAGTATCCGTAGTCATGAAGCATCACTCCGTGATGAAATGCACTACTCCACATACCATGAGGAGGCACTTGCTAAGATCAAGGAAGGTAAGGGTGACCTTAATAAGTACAAAGCGTACAAAGGTCGCAAGTATTGGAAGATCGTTATGCAAGAGAACCGCAGACATGAGGATGTATACACTGACAGTTCTGTACATGCCTTCATAGATAGAAAGACAGGTGAAGTGTACATGCCCGCAGGTTACAACAAACCAACAACTACTGGTAAGTATCCAGTAAGATGGGACTTGAGAATCATCAAGGACAGAGAGTACATCCTCAATCCAGTAAATTGCACATGGTCAGGTGGATATCTATATGATAGATCAACTTTACCTACCAAGTACGTTTAAGACCCCACAAGGGGTCTCTGACCCCTTCTAGCACCATTTAATCATGCCAGTATATAGAGACTACGAAATCAGAATTAACCTTAATGAGTTAATAGAGCAGAGAATACCCACGTGTAATATAATGCACAAGGATCATTGTTTGACTGAAGCACAAGTTGCTGAGATAGCACATGATATTAATATGGAATTGGATCTTCATCCAATATTTCATCAGGTTGATGAGCATATTATGCGGTATGTTGATGCAGCACACATTGATAACACGGAGCATTGGGTTGAACCGAGGTTAAAAGACTTATGAACTATTCAAATTGGGAGAAAGAATATAAGAAGAAGGCAACAAGAACCCTAACAAAGAGGGAACTAGAGCTTTTAGATGGTGCAGCAATCAGAAGTCATGAGGGTATGATGTATGGTCGCATGTATAATGAGTGGAAAGAGATGGGGGTTGCGGATTAAATGAACCCATGGTATATTATATTCTGGACAGGTATTACAATGTTCATCCTCAATTCTCTTGGTGCGTTTAAACCAACCAAGAAGAAGCGGAAGAGGAGGAATAAATGAGGAGACACCCACGTTGGTGGAGGATTTGGATGTATTCATTAGGAGGATTTAATGACGAAACAACAAAACAACTCGACAATTCAGTTGCTCTCGTACGTAGCTTCATTTTTGTCACTTACTTTATCACTAATTGCTTTATTATTGGTGGTGTCATTAGGCACTGGTAACTCATGAAATTAACACAAGAACATATTGATCAACTACAAGAGTTGATGAACCATACTAAGATGAATGGTGACATGAACTGGCAAGATGGTGATGAACTAGAGTTTTGTCTTGCGGGTACATTTGCGGCAGATAAATTCATATCTATACTGAATCGCAGAACTAATCCAAGACCATGAGAGATACAGTATTATTTGGTGACTGTCGTGACACACTAAAGACATTACATGCACAGATCACTACTGGTATTGCTGAGAGACCACAGATGTGTGTCACCTCACCACCTTACTATGGTCTAAGAGACTATGGTGGTAAGGAGCAGCAGATAGGTATGGAACAATCACCAGAAGAATACATTGCCGAAATGGTTAAGGTATTCTCATCAGTTCGTGATGTACTGGCAGATGATGGTACATTGTGGGTTAACATAGGTGACACATACTATAATTACAGGAGTGATGGTAACTATCCTAAACAGACAGTTGCTAAGACCAGACAGGATCTACCAACGAGTACACCAGTAAGAGGAAATAAACTGGAGGGATACAAGAGTAAGGATCTAATCGGTATACCATGGATGTTAGCATTCGCATTGCGTGCAGATGGGTGGTGGTTGAGACAGGATATAATCTGGCACAAGCCTAACCCCATGCCTGAGAGTGTTCGTGATAGATGTACTAAGTCGCATGAATACATTTTTTTATTAAGCAAGAGCAAGAACTACAAATATGACAATGAAGCAATCAAAGAACCAGTCAAGCAAGATTGGGGCACAAGAGATAGAACTGAAGGGAAGTATCATAATGAAGGGACAGGGTTACAGCCACATAGTGGTCTCACCAAGTCTTACGACAAGAAAAATAAACGTTCAGTATGGTCAGTTACGAATAAACCATACAAAGGAGCACATTTTGCAGTGTTCCCCCCAGACCTCATTGAACCATGTATCTTGGCAGGGAGCAACGAGGGTGATGTGATTCTGGATCCTTTCATGGGATCAGGAACCACTGCCATGGTTGCTAAGAAACATAATAGACACTATATTGGGTGTGAACTCAATAGGGACTATGCCACTTTGCAGACTGACCGCATAGATAGCATTCCAAGTCGATTACCTGATATACTATGGAAGTAATCATTACCGAGCAACCAGAAATGGATAGCGTCGTAACCCAAGTTGAGTTAGATACTCAGCAAATCAAGTATATCATAGACCTCATGTGGACAATAGATCCTGGTTTGGGTAACCAAGTGGCATGTAGGCACAATGTTAATGATGCTGACCTTGAAAAGCATCTTAATATTGTGTTAGGTCGAGCATTAGATGAAATCGGTGTTGGTGCATCTGGTGTAAGGGGTTATCGTTTAGACGAACTCCAAGAGTAGACAGGCTACAAACTGTCACAACACATGTTGTAGAGCATCCAATATGCTCTATAATAAGTACATACACAACCAAAGGAGGTTCCTCTTGTTAATGTCACTACACTTCGGAAGACACTTCTGGTTAGATGAGAGTGATGAGTTATGCTCATGCCCAACATTCCAAGATGGTACACCTGATCTAGATCAAACTGATTATGTATCAGAGTGGACTGAACTAGAGGATGTTGACCTCAGTAAACTATTCTACGTTCACAAGCAGTTAGTTACTGATGCTGTCTATGAGTATGAGGCAGCAAGAGCATGAACGTAAACAGATACACAAGAGCAGGACAGGATGGTAAATGGATCACCTGTCCCAAATGCTCTCAAACTTCTAAAGTATATCACTTTAGTTGGTCTGCACTCACATGTATGTGTTGTAGAGAATCAGTAAACAAATCAGAATGGGAGGTCTGTGTCACATGAACGCTAAAGATATGTCTGCTTCATCGAAGCTTATCTTCATTCTGTCCTTCGTAAACTTTCTTCATTGGTCATGTCTTGTTATGTCACGTTTGGTGGTTACCGCAATCGCAAGCGGATCACTCGCAATGCAATCGAATGGTTCTTTCAACATCGTAAACTCAATCGCTTCAACACATTTGTCCATATCATAGACAGAAGGTTGTGGCCTGAGGATGATGGAACATGTTTATCCATCGATCAACTATCACGTCCTAGATACTTTGAGATCGAGATGGAGAACCGTCTTGATAACGGAGAACAGTATCTTACTACTCTATTCCATGAGTTAACTCATGTAGAGCAGAGACTACGTGGTGATCACTCCCAGAGATTTGCTCATCGTCATACCGATAAGGTATTCATTGAGAACAGATGGAAGGGTGAGGTTGTACCTAAAGAAACTGCTTACATGGATGAACCATGGGAGATAGATGCATACGCAAGAGAGAAGGTACTCTACAAAGAGTATAGAGAATATGAAGCAAATCTTAAAGATTGAACAGTTTTACGTCAAACCCCCAGTAAATACTACAGAGTTTCTTAATGAACTCGATTGGTATCGTAGGTCAGATGCACCTGTACAGGCAAATCTGACCGATTGGGATTTGTCTGGTAATGAGTTCTTTCAAGATTTTGTAGGTCAAGTACATGTCCTCTACCCGAAATATAAGATCCAAGACTTATGGATCGCTACTTACTCACAAGGCGACTACTCAGAAGCTCATGATCATCGTGGCTTTGATTGGAGTTTTGTTTGGTATTTGGATACCTGTAATAACTGCACTCCTCTCTGTTTCCCAAACATAAAGAAACCATGGTTACCACCTCATGTAGTATATCCAAAGGTAGGTAACTTATATTTCTTCCATGGTGATCGTCACCATTATGTGTGTCCACACACTTGTGAACATGAACGTATTGTTGTGTCTGGTAACCTGATACATAGAACGGTCAATTAGAATTACTATGGCATTAGA